TGCTGCGAAGAGAGACTTAATATCGTTGTTGACGTTCTTTGAGATGTCGCCAATAGGAGCTGACTTCTCTTGAATTGTCCTTGACAAACTACGAACACCTGAGTCGTCTAGGAATATCAAGTCCTTACCAGTGGAGACTACTGCATCTCTACCCACACAACCTACGTTCGAGATTGTATCAGATAACGTCATACTCGCAGGGCTGCTTGCCCCCTCGTACACTATGATGGAGTTCCTGCCAAAGATAATCAGAAAGCCATTGTGTGCCGCCATAGCGGTGATAGTGTCGTATCCGTTAGGCCAGACCTGTGTAATATCAATCGAGCCTGTAGAGCCACCTGACCATCCAGAACCGTTAAGTAGGTCTGACCAGTAGATTGTAGACTTGTCACCATCAAAGTCTGCCACCCACAACCGACCAAATGCAGCGATAGCTACATGCCCTTCTGGCGGTGTGCCTGTCGCATGAGCATGATTAGACATTGCCTCTAGTACACCCGCATGATCCGAGTAAATCAAAGGCTCGTGTCCTCGTTGGAAGATGTACATATGATCATTGAAAGGTACGAACTTCCAGTTGTTAGCGGTAATGGTATAAGATACAGGCGTTTCATCTACCATCGTGGTAGTGCCTGAGAATATCTTGTTGTTACCTGCTGACAAGAAAGTAACATCACCATCTGCGGCAACGTACTCACCCATAGATTCTATGCCATCTGACGAACCAAGAAGATCGTTACCGTTTAGCAAGGTGTAACCCTTCCTTGCGGCAATACGTCCTTCCTTATCAATCACACAGTTATCCGCAACGGCAGAGAAACTTGCGTCCTGTGCCAACGGTGCATCTTGGGTGTTAATACCCGCAAATCCCGGAGCGGTAATGGTGATACTTTGGAGTTGTTGTGCCATCTATACCACCATAAAAGTAGTTTCATCAGGGTAACGGTTAGCGTCTATAGCTATCGCATCAGACAAAGCAGTGGACGCAATAGCAAATTGTTCTGCTGCTGACTGACCGCCTGTTTCACCACGCTCTCGTAGAGCCATCGCGAATGCCATCTGAACCACAGGGTTGTGTGGCACTTTAATCTTGGTTGCGTCAGCACTGATTAGTCCTTGTGGTTTAGACATATCAAACCGCAGGTTATATATACCGTCAGGCTGTGGGTATACCTTGACCTTTAAATCGTCATTAGCATCCACACCAGTGATAGTATAAGTGGACGGTGAGCCACTGGTTACGTCTTGGTTGTAGTAGACATTGTTAAAGAATGACTTTGTTTCGAGTTTCATCATCCTGTTGGACGAATCGTTAATGACATCCTTGAGTACTGCTTCCTGACCAGAGCCAGTTAAAGAATACTCTGACGTACCAGAGACTGTATTGACTAGGATCGTGTCGCGAAGGGCAGACCAGTTCCAAGAGTTTTCTACAATTCTCTTTGCGTCATTAACAAAGTCTCCGATCAGTGCGGAGTAGTCAGACTCTAACGCTGTGTTAGCTTGGTCTTCACGCAATCGCCGAAGGACACTATTGATTGCTTCTAGGTATGTCATCGTCTGCCTCCTGCGGCACGAAGGAATTCACCAAACATTCCTTGTTGTACGTTCTCCAACTTAGTGAACTTGGTTGGGAATAAGATTGATTCTGTCACTGGTGTTTCGTTTACTATTGACTGCATCAAGGTAAAATTTATGGCTTGTTGAGGCTCTGGTGTAGGCAAAGTTGGAAGAATTGTTTTTGGTCTATCATCAACAATTACAACTTCATCATCCACCACTGTCTCATCATTCACCACTGTCTCATCGTCAACTACTGTTTCATCGTCAACTACTGTACCGTCATCAACTACTGTGTCATCAACTACTGTACCATCATCAATCACTGTTCCGTCGTCAATAACTTCGCCTTGATTGTTAATCTTAACTCCGGCTTTTTCAAAAGCGTCATTGACGTATTCAACGGTATTACCTGACGCAGTAGCAACATCCTGAACAGAGATGTTACGGTCATTGATTACCTTTCCAACATTGACAATGCCTTTGTTTAGATTTCCTAAACCAAAGATGTCTAGTGCGTCTTGCAGTAACGTCCCAATGTCTTTTGTTTTGTCTACCTTATCCCACTGTTCATCATCAGTAACAATACTTTCATCACCACCTAACCCTGTAACTTCAGGGTCAAGCATATCTACGCCATTCGTTAATTCGTTATCTACAGTGCTTGTTGTTAGGTCTGCGATTTCAGGCTGCACCCCTTTAATTTGATTATAAACAGCTTGAATCTCAGCAGCAGGAATTCCTGTTTGAGCAGCAACATCATCAATCGTGACTAGGTTGTTATCTAGCAATCCAACAACAGAGTCAATTTCATTTTGTTGTATGCCGTCTGCTATAGATATATTTCTTAACAAATACTCCGCAGAAGGAGCGTTAATTACACCTTGAGGTATGCCAGACAAACCCGCAGAAATAGTTGCGTCAATAATTTGACGTTGAATTTCTGGATTAAAAGCAGACTCTTGTCCCGGAAGATAAGAAGCAAGCCCGCCCTCAATTCCAAAATCAGGAATTAAGTTTCCGAATACACCTTTACGATCTGACTCTAGTGGCATTACTCGTCCTCATCTACTAGCAGGTTATAGGAGAGTGCAGACTTATATGTCTCCATCAATCCTATTAAAATGATAGGGCTTACCCCTAGTTCTATTTGGCCTTCTACCCAAGAGCCAAGTTGTTCCATTGCGTCTTCTATTAGCCTTTCTGTTTTGTTGTCTGGAAACTCTACGATCATGGGCATACGTCCGGTAACAGTATTCCTGTGGCTGCTAATACAACTGTCCTACCCGCTCTGCGAATGTAGGTGACAGGTGCGGTACAATAAATCTTAAAGTCCTCCACCAATCCCTTAGTGATGTCACCACGATCATACCCGTCTGAGAGGTTGTCGGTTATGGCGCAGCTCTGCAATACTAAGGTGCATATCATTAACCATCTTGTCATAACTTTTCATCGAGTGATCTGAGATTGAGTCGCCTAAGCCGAAGTCGTTCTTTACATAACCATTGGGAGGATTGAAGAAGACCTGCCCCCAGTTATCAAAGTATACTAGATCCTGATTCTTGTCAGGCTCGTATCCAAACTTCGGTATTCTAGTTACAACGTCACTGCCTGAAACGTAAGAGATTTGTACCTCGTGGTTCATCTTCTTCTTAGAACCGCGAAAGAAAACCCTTGGCTTGCCAAAGGTAATCAATGTTAAATCTGTAAAGTCTCTACACGCCCATGCTGATAGTTCAGCTAATGCACCGCCAAGAGAATGACCAGTAATCAAGGTCTTCTTGTTTGGGTCTAGCAACCGTCTGATTCGTTTCCATACAGACTTGTGTGCTAGTGCAAACCCACCATGCGTCCACCGTTTGTTGTAGTACGCAGGGACAGCGGAAAGATTAAACAACCAATCTCCAATAGAGTTAGTGCCGCGAAAGACAACGTAGTTACACTCAGGTGTTAACTTCACATACGCAACGGTAGAGGTTAGCTTGTTCTCTATCTTGAACGCGCCAACCATGTCGTCCTTGTAAGCGTCTATTGACAGCTTAGATGCTATCTTCTGCATTATCTACGCACTCTATTTGGATTGTGTTAGGTGCTACGACTTCTGCTATTGCTTCGCGGTTAGCAAGTCTTTGAGTAGGAGACAATTCGCAGTATCTATCTACGGCAGTTCCCACAACGTCTAGCTGTGAACATGACATTAAGAACACAACAGGTAGTATCAATAGGTTTTTCATAATCACCCCGCAAAGTTAAAGAACGCCGCGATAGCCGCAGCAATTAGTATCCAAACAATCCTTTCTGTACCCATAGATGTCGCAATACTTTCTGCCATTGCGTCCATCTTTTGTTCCATGCTATCTACTTGAGCCTCGATCTTAGACTGACGGTTGAAGACAGTAACCAATCTTTCTTCTACTCGCGCCAAAGAGATAACTGCCTCCTGCAATGAGTCAATCTTCTTCTCTACTCTTGAGAGTCGGTCTTCCATACTACACCTATAATGTCAGGTCAGGAGCTTTCCGAGAGGCTCTGATTTGATAAACGTGTCTAACAACTTCGCCGCCATCCTTGTGGAATGTAATCTGGTTCATCACACTTGACGCACCGTACCCCGCTCCTGCATGCCAAGAGTCGGGAGGAGACAACGTACCCATCGCTTCCACGAAACACCCATTTGATGTCTCGATGGAGTTCTGATGATGGATATGTCCGACAATCCACTTCCTATACACTGTGCTTGACCACTGCTCAGGTAGCATCTTAGGTAGGATTGCTCCTAGCTTTTCTGCTTTAACCTTGTCGCCGTGGTGTACAGCTATGAGATTTTTACCAAACTGTAGAGTGTGGAAAAAACCGTGAGGGTCTAAGATAGTTACCCTTTTCTCTTGTGTGTAATAAAACTTCAGTATCAACGCAAGAGCAATTGCTGTATCTGAATCATGGTTGCCACGAGCCATGATGACAGTGACGTTCTTGTGCTTGGATAGCATCTTGTCTATCGCGAAGATAAACGTCTGTGCTGCTGTCTCTAGCACCACTTCGATTCTTGTATCTACGTCTAATTTTGTCCCGGAAAAAGTAGTGCCACTTGATCCGTTAGCGTGTATAAAATCACCGACATTAATTAGCAATGAGTGTTCGCAAGGGGTAGATAAGTCCACGAGGTAATCTATAGCGTCAAGCATATTTGCCGAGGCTATCTTTGTATCGTAGTCTCTTTCTTTTGTTTCTCTTGCGTCAGCCCTCATTCCGAAGTGTGCGTCACCTATCGCGATGGTAGGCAGTAAGTCTTCAGCAAACTTCTTGGTCTTTGGTTTAGCCTTCGGCTTGTACTGCGGAAGACCTTTAGTAAGACCGTCAACAAAACCTTGCAGAGCTTTGTCTCGCTGTGCCTCGGTCATTGTCCTCTTGGTCTTTAACCAAGCCTTGTTACCTTCATCGTCCTGAGTGTAGATAGACCGACCAATTACTATCTCACCTTCAGGAACGTGACGAGTCGCATCCCAGTTGTCAGAATACCCAGAAGCGGCAGCAAAGTTTTTAACAGCAGAGACATGATGTCGTAATGTAGAAGTCGTAATACCTAAACGATGCGCTGCATTAGCACTATTGCGTCCGCAGTTTTCCCATACGTCCAGTATTTCTCTTTGACGTTCTGTCTTGGCGTATTCTACTAGACTCAAACCATCACTCCTACCACTGCCATAACGCAAGCAAAAAGAATTGTTCCAATAAACGCAAATCCAATACCGTCAATGATTAAGCGTTTTCGTGCAGCTCTAGCTCTTGCTGCGTCTAGCCTTTGCTTACGGATTGTTGCTCTAGTTCTGAGCATTTCAACGTAAACATCTTGCCCAACAGTATAGATGATAATCTCTCGAAGCTGACGCTCCATCTGTTGAGTCTTCTGTTTTGCCATTGTTATCTGTAGTGCTGCATTCTCTACAGACCCTTTCGCAAATAACTTAGACATCGCTGAGGCATTCTCAACACTTGCCTCTGCTTCTAGTATTTTATCCTTCGCGTCAAAGAAAGCACCAAACTTATGTGCTAGGTCTTGAATCTCGTGACCCTTGTTAACGGCTTGGTTGATGTAGTTAAACGCCTTCCCTGCCGCAGATACTGCCGCTATTATTTCTATCACTCATATACCCTCACTAATTCTTTGTCTGCTACTCGTGGCAAACAATATGCCGCGAGGGTTATGCGTCTTGGTGCTGCGTTGATGGTGCGTTCTACCTTGCCAGTGACTATCGCATTGGCAAAGTAGTTGCACCGATGAATGTTGTAAAAGTACATATCAGATGATTCAACCTGTCCGTTGACTAAAACCATTAGCAAGAACAGGTGCGTCATCAGTCTTCTACAATCTCTACAGTCTCTAAAGACTCAGTAAGCATCTTCAAGAAAGAATCTTTCCCCACTTGCAACTGCTGAAGCTGGAAGTTCATGTTTGAAATCTTCCTGTCCAGATCAAGACAGTGATTGGTTAAAATCACCTGCTCGTCAGTAAATGTAGTAGCATCGTATTCAACATCGTTTATCGTAATCTTTTTGGGGTTGTTGTCTTGACCCATTAGATTTCTCCTAAGTTTACCAAGGTGTTCCGACTAAAGTTTGTGGTGCTTTCTGCTCTTCGATGTTAACCGTAAGAGCTGCTTCAGTTGCATCTTTATCAACTGATTTGTAAACCCAAGCCAGTACGTCAGCTTCGGTTAAATCTGCGTAAGGAACGAAGTCAGGCGAAGCAGGGTCAGGGCTAAAGCCACAAGTGCCGTAAGAGGATGCTGTGTAAGTTACTGCATCGTCTCCAGTGCCGACAGTTTCTTCTGCTGTTACTCTCCAATGCGCCACAATAACGCCGTTGTCAGTAGTGTTTCTTTCTAGTTGAGCAATAGTCCAGTTCATTTGTTACTCCGGTTTAGTAGGCCAAATTACGTTTTGCGGAAAGCCATCTTGATTTGGGACATCGCGTAATGCTTGACGATATATTTTCCAAGCAT